TAATTATATGTCAAACGATAATGAACAAATCATTGAAGACGTAGAAGAAAAAGATCTTGTTGTTGAATCAGAGGTTGAGGTTTCCGAGGAGACTGAAGTCACTGAACAAGAACAACCTTTATCGAATACGGTCTTAGACATTCTTCTTGGCGAAGCTAAGAAGAAAACAGAAGCGGAAGACGAGGACGAAAAGTCTGAAGACGAAGCAGAAGTAGAAGAAGACGACGAAGAATTGGATGAAGCTAAAGCAAAGTCTGAAGATGCTCATGAAGACGAAAAGTCTGACGAAGTAGAAGAAGACGAAGAAGAAGTCGAGGAATCAGCTAAAAAGGTTGAAGAAGACGAAGAAGAAGTTGAGGAAGAAGACGAAGAAAAAACCGAAGATGCTCATGAAGACGAAAAGTCTGACGAAGCAGAAGCGGAAGAAAGCGTTGAACTTCCTGAAGTACAAACTAAGGCTGGTTATCTAGCTGCAAGTTTTGATACTATCAAAGGTATGAAAAAGACAGAACTGGTATCAGCCTATAAAGCTGTTAACATGTCTGAAGAAGAAGACGAAGTTGAAGTTCCTAAGACTAAAGCTGACATCATTAATGCAATGTATGGTCAACTTAAGGCAATGAAGAAAGACGACCTAGTAGCTTCTTATGATATGATTAAAGCATCACACTGTACTACAGAAGAAACTGAAGCGGATCACTTCGCTGCAGATCTTAAAGTACTTGCTGAAGCAGATCAAGAACTTACCGAAGACTTCAAAGCAAAAGCCTCTATCCTATTTGAAGCTGCCGTTACTAATAAAGTTAATACAATCAAAGAAAGCCTTGAAGCACAATATGCTGAAGATCTTAGCGAAGAAGTTACTTACGTCCGTGAGTCTCTTGTAGAAAAGATTGACGACTATCTTGCTTATGTGGTTGAATCTTGGATTGAAGAAAATCAGGAGTTTGTTGATAACAAACTACGTACAGAGATTACAGAAAACTTCATGAAAGCACTACAAAGTACTTTCACTGAACACTACATCGAAGTTCCTGACTCTAAAGTTGATCTTGTAGATGAACTTTCAGAACAAGTTACTGAAGTGAAGGAATCTCTTGCTAATGCTGAAGCTGAAAAGTCAGAACTTGCAAGTCAAGTTGAAACTTTACAGCGTGAGAAAATCATCAGCGAAGCATCTTCTGATTTAGCATCTACACAAGCAGAAAAACTTTCTTCACTCGTTGAAGAAAGCGATTATGTTGATGCTGAAACTTTTGAAGCAAAAGTAGCAACAATCAAAGAAGGATTCTTTAAAGAGTCAACAGAAACTGAAGTGCTTAACGAGTCAGAAACATCTGATTCCGTAACAACAGAAGTAAAAACCATCGTAGAAGGTGAAGTAGATCCACAGTCCAAACTCCCTAAGGATATGGCCAAGTATGTATCTCATCTTTCACGATTCAAATAACCCCAAATTAAACTACAACATTCTAACAACAAAGGAATATTTAAAATGTTAAACGCAGAAAATGAACTAAAAAAGTGGGCACCAGTACTTGAACATACTGATGCTCCAGCTATCGAAGATAGCTACAAGAAAGCTGTTACAGCAAAACTTCTTGAAAACACTGAACGTGCTATCAAAGAAGAAAGTACTCATAGCAACTTTTCTCTATTGTCGGAGGACGCACAAAGCAGCACCGGTTCAATCACCGGTTCTGGTTCGTTCGATCCTATTCTTATCTCACTTGTACGCCGTGCAATGCCTAACCTTATCGCTTATGACGTAGCAGGTGTCCAGCCAATGTCTGGTCCTACTGGTCTTATCTTTGCGATGAAGGCTCGTTTTGGAGCTGCAAAAGGTGCAGGATCTAGCGCAGCAATCGCTAACTCAAACACTGAAGCATTCGCTGGTGAAGCTGATACAGACTTCTCTGGTACAGGTACACACGCTGCTGGAGGCGCTGGAGATCATCTTTTCGATTCTCCACAAACTCCTCTTACAACTGGTGCAGGTCTTGCAACTGCAGATGGCGAAAGTGCTACTGGTGCAACAGGCTTTAGCGAAATGGGTTTCACTATTGACAAAACTACTGTCACAGCGAAAACTCGTCAGTTGAAAGCAGAATACTCAATGGAGCTTGCACAAGACCTTAAAGCAGTTCATGGTCTTGACGCTGAGTCTGAGTTGGCTAACATCCTAAGTGGTGAAATCCTTGCTGAAATCAACCGTGAAGTTATCCGTAAGATTGTAGCAACTTCTAAAGTTGGTGCACAACAAGCTGGACTTGCTAATGGTGGCCAATTTGACTTGGCAGCTGATGCAGATGGCCGTTGGGCAGTCGAGAAGTTCCAGTCTCTTATCTTCCAAATCGAGCGTGAAGCTAACGGAATCGCTAAGGACACACGCCGTGGAAAAGGTAACTTTGTTATCTGTTCTGCTAATGTTGCTTCAGCACTTGCTGCAACTGGTGGTCTTACATTTAAGGGTGGAGAAGGTCTTAACGTAGACGACATGGGCAACACATTTGCTGGTACACTTAACGGTGGACTTAAAGTGTATGTTGATCCTTACGCTGTGGACGACTATGCTACTGTAGGCTATAAGGGAACTAATGCATATGATGCTGGTCTCTTCTATTGCCCATACGTACCACTCACAATGGTCCGTGCAGTTGGTGAAAATAGCTTCCAACCCAAGATTGCTTTCAAGACACGTTATGGTCTTGTAGCTAATCCTCTAATCGAAGCCGATGGTGCTGGCGACGGTTCCCTCGGTGCTAATGGTACAAATGTGTACTACCGCTCCTTCGGTGTTGGTTCAATCAACATTGGATAATAAGGAATAGTTAAATCTAACCTTTAATTTAAAGGGGGAGTTCTTCGGAGCTCCCTCTTTTTTGCGTTATAAATAGATATATGAGCGGAACAAATCTTACAACAAATATTAACATGCTTTCACCTACTGGGTTTAAGTTAACTATTAATCGTCAAAAGTTTGCCAACACCGAATTCTTTATAACAACCTTTGGGATTCCGAGTTTAAGCGCTGGAGAGGTACAAAGCAATTTTCAAAACAACATCGGTTTTACGCCAGGTGAAGCACTTACATATGAAGCGATGACTTTAAGATTCGTTATTGATGAAGACATGAATAACTACACTGAAATGTTTAATTGGATGAAAGCCAATACAGACACGGTTGAAAGACATGACATGATATTGTCAATTATGACAAATAAGAATCTTGTTAATAAACAATTTCAGTTTAAAGACGCGTTTCCTACAGCTTTAAGTGGAGTTGAGTTTAGCGCTCAAGCAACTGACGTTGAATATTTACAGGCAGATGTCACTTTTAGATACAATGAATTTGTTATAATTAAATAACTATAAATAAATTTATATTATGATTAACTTGGAACAGATCCTAGAGATGTGGAAGAAGGATGCAGTCATCGACGATGTCTGTCTCGACGAAGAAACTTTAAAGTCTTCTAAATTACACGCCAAATACCTTGAACTTTTTTCAATGGCTAAGCTTATGCTAAAGAAAAAAGAAATGGAACAAGAATCCATGAAAAAGGATAAGTGGCTTTATTATAATGGTAAGATGTCACAGCAAGATATGGACAACCGTAAATGGAAATACGATCCATTCGATGGTATGACTAAACCATTGAAAAGCGATATGGATATGTATTACTCAACTGATGAAGATATGGTGCGTATTCGAGCGCAGATCGATTATCAGAAAACAATTATTGATACTCTTGAAGAAATCATGGGTAACATACGTTGGAGACATACACACGTAAAAAACATTTTAGACTTTAAGAAGTTTACTTCTGGCATGTAATGATAACCGCTTACAAAAAAGACGAATCTAAAGTTCTTCTTAGATGTGATGATTCTGGTGTATTAATGGAGTTAAGCGAATATTTTACATTCTACGCAGAGGGTTACAAATTCATGCCAGCTTACAGGAATAAGTTATGGGATGGAAAAATACGTTTATTCGATTCAAGATCTCAAACTTTGCCTTACGGTTTACTAAAGCGGGTTGCTGAGTTCTGTTATGAGCGTGGATACGAATTAAAGATAGATAGCACATTGAAAAATCCAGTTGATGAAAAAGCAGATTTAGAAACGTTTATTAATAGTTTGTCTATTAACATTAATGGAAAAAGGATTGATCCAAGAGACTACCAGTTAGATGCATTTATACATGCGGCACAGAATAGTAGATGTATTTTAATTTCTCCTACTGGCTCTGGCAAATCTTTAATTATTTACATGCTATTGCGTTACTTTCTTGAAAATGACGTAGACTTTAGAGCGCTGGTGGTTGTTCCTACTACATCGTTGGTTGAGCAAATGTACAAAGATTTTGCGGATTACTCAGATGGTGATGATACCTTTGACGTAGAAGAAGATGTTCATAGAATTTATTCAGGAAAAGAAAAGCTCAATTTCGATCAATCTGTTGTTATTACTACATGGCAGAGCGCAATAAGACTACCACCAAATTGGTTTAAGCAATACGGATTTGTAATAGGAGATGAAGCTCATACGTTTAAAGCAAAGTCATTGACCACGATTATGAATCGATTGAGCGAAGCTTATATGCGTATAGGCACGACTGGCACTATTGATGATGCGGTGGCAAATCAAATGACATTAGAAGGTAATTTTGGTCCAGTATACAAAGTTACTAGCACTAAGGAGCTAATCGATTCTAACACACTGGCACAGCTAACAGTTCAATGCCTAGTGTTAAAATATTCTGATGAAGAAAGAAAGCTATGTAAAGGATTAAAGTACCAAGACGAAATAGATCATATAGTAAGTCATGAAAAAAGAAATAGGTTTATAGTTAACCTTACGTGCGATCAGCAAGGAAACTCACTTGTATTATATAATCTTGTTCAGAAACATGGTAAACCTTTATACGAGATGTTTGTAGAAAAATGTAAAGGCACAGATCGTAAAGTGTTTTTCGTGTCAGGTGCTGTAAACGCTGAAGAACGGGAAAAGATACGCGAGATCACCGAAAAAGAAAAGAACGCAATTATCGTCGCGAGTGTTGGAACCTTTTCGACAGGTATAAATATAATTAACCTGCACAACATAATGTTTGCTTCACCTACAAAATCACAAATAAGAGTTCTACAATCTATCGGAAGAGGATTACGAAAAACAGAAGATGGACAAGGTACAACTATTTACGATTTAGCAGATGATTTGTCATGGAAAAAACGTAAGAATTACACTTTGAATCACGCGATTACACGGGTTAAAATATACGCTAAAGAAAAATTTAACTACAAAATAAGCGAGGTGCCATTATGAGTTATAAACCATCAGAAGATTTAAAGAAATACCTAAGCGAAGTTGACAT